TTGTATTTCCTCCGGTTCCAACTGGGGCAGTAGCCATAGCTCCGACCATGCCCTCATGAGCAGACATTGCTTGCTGCACTGCGCCAATTTCGCCCATACTCAAAAGTTTATTTGGATCGATACCAGTCTTTTTAGCCACGTCAGCAATATAGGCGTTGGTATTGGCAGCCCCATTGTCTCCAGCAGGAGACCATTTCCCAACAATCTTAGAAATAGTATTGTTGCCTTCTTTGGCGTACCCCATAAGTAATGAAGCCATTGCGTCTTGACCTGTTTTTAAGTCAGGGAAAATAGCAAAGCGTCCATCGCTACCAGTTGCGCCATGTTTACGAGCAAAGTCACCATATTCAATATTGCCGGGATTATTATTCCGCATATTACGAGGAACGCCAGCCCCACCGCCTTTGCCGGACGCTTGATCTTGAGCTTCGAGAATTTTGCGAATTTGTTCGTCTTCGCCTTTGTTTAATCCTTCGCTATAAGTTGCAATACCTAAAGCACCCATAAAGCGCATAAACCAACCTGAAGTAACAATTCCTTCAATGGTGGAACCCCATTTTGCAACGGTGGCTATTTGAGTGGCTATAGAAACACCTATGAATCTAAACGCCCCCATAAGAGTAGCAAGACCGCCAGCAAAGATCAAAGCGTTTGAAAGCCCGCCTTGCATACTTTTGTCCCACTCAACAAATTTCTCAAGACTTAATTCTGTGACTTCGGCAAGCTTTTCCAAGGAAGGATACATTTGATCCATAACTTGATTTGAAGCACCGGAAAGAGCTTGACCTACCCGACCCCAAGCTTCTTGAAGTTTTTGAGCCTTTTGAGTGTTTTCTTTAGTTACACCTGAAAGCTTGTAGCTATCTTCGTAAAGCTGGCGCATTACATCCCCGCCTTGCTTTAGGACCAGGAAATAATTACGGTTAATGCCCATAGCTTGCGCTTGGGTGTAAGCAGCTTGCTCACCATTTACTTCGGCAAACCGCTTTATTGCGTCTGCAAGCTTGTAAACGTCTACTTCATGCTTAGCGTAATCATAAGAATCTAAAGCTTGTAATTTAGCTAAAGTTTCAAGGATTGCAGCATCGCCAAACTGAATATTTGCCACGCCTTGCTGAATAGCTTGCATGGAAGACTGGAAGTCGTTAGCGTCACCGCCTACGGACTTTAAAACACCGCCCCAAGCATCCAGCTCTCGAGCAGACATTTTAAATAATTCTGCAGTGCGTCCAAGACCTGCGTTGGATGTAGTCATCTGCTGGGTAAAGTTTGTAAAGCCTTTAATCCCAATAAATGCAACACCAAGGGAGATCAACGCATTACGAGCTTTTTCAAAGCCGTCACCTACGTTTTTAGCCCCTTGCTGGGTATTTTTAAATGATTTGCCGGATTGATCTTCAAACTTACGAAGTTCATCTACGGACTTTTTCGCAGAAGCGTCAAACTTGGATGTATCTAATCCAAGCTCAATTAACAGACTGTCTATGACGGTTGCCATTACTTTTGACTCACAATATAAGCGTTATGCCGATCAACGGCATTAACCTCAAGGAGTATCCACAAATCCTCAACACCATAGACAGTATCAAGTTCATGGAGGGTCGCCAGTCTTGATGAGACTACTGTTGCTATCGTTTGCGGGGTGGCTTGGTACTCAACGAGGCGATTGTTGGTCGTCCCTGAGTTTCGGATTCCGAAGTCGACTTGTTTTCGTCTAAAAAAAAATCCATATGAAGATCCCATATGGCTTTCCTAATAAGTAAGCGAGTCTTAACTTCTTCAATGTCATCTTCAATCAAAGGACGCTTAATATTTGCGGAAGGGACTATTTGAACGCACCCCATCATTTCGTCCAAAAGAGGCTTTGCAGCATCGAATGGAATCTTGAGAAGGTTCATATAGCCCACCGCCATTAGACCCGCCATTCCCTGAGCAGCTAGGTTATCGGGGATTTCTATGCCAGCGTTGCCGATAGCAAGAATAACCCTAAAAGCCCAGTTTTCTGCTTGGGTAGCACTCATTTCAGTAATCAAAAATTCTTTGCCTTGATCCCGACCTGTTTGTGCTACAAATGACGCTTGTTTTCTAGCCATTTTTTAGATCATTCCTTGTTAAATCTGACCGCCAATAATACGCTGCCAAGTGATCTCGTAAACGAGTGGTTGCAAAGTTTTCTTAACTGCTGGAAACGGAGTTGCCGTTGTTAAGTAGCCATTTTGTAAAGTATACACCATACTTGTGGATGGTAACGTAATTGAGCCGCTAGCAGAAAAAACATCCACTGCCGCATCTTGAGCATTACGCCATGCATCAAATAAGAAAATACTAGGACTATCTGCCTGTAAATGAATAGTCATTTTGTAAGGCACGAATACCTTACCAGCAGATAAAATACCATCTACGCCCATTAGAATTTCTGATTGTTGAACTGCTTCGCCTTCAAAAGCATCATCTACTGCGTAACCCTGAATTACCTGGGGTACGGGAAAGTAATTATTGATCGCTAAAGATAGGACCGAATTTGCTGAGGTTATTGTTGACATAATTTATCCTTATTGAATTGCAATAGAAGCCATAGTGATTTGCTGTACCGCTTCACCGTCCTGATAATACAGAGTAATCGGAGGAGATTGACGAGCAGCACGAGTCTGAGCAGTAGCTGGCAGAATCTGCAAGTAGAATCCTTGTGAAGCAATAGTAGGAGCAGCGTTAAAGCCTAAAGCATACTGAATCTCAGCAGCTTGTGCATCAGAAACATTGATACCAGCACGAATTGCGCCAAAGTTTAGAGCTGCATTGATTGGATCAAGAGCTGCAGAGTAGATTAATCCATTACCTTGTGAGTTGTAAGGAACTGCACTAACTTGAGTCAATAGATTAACCAAAGACAATTGTAAGTTAGCATTGAGCCAAATTTGGTTTAAGTAGGTATCAGCCCATAACCATTTGCCAGATACTGAGCCTGGAGTAAACCAGTTAGCATTGTTAGCTGGGTTATTAGAACCAAATGCGCCGTAGCAGTTATAACCATTGCTAACAACTGCAGTGTATTGAGTTGAATTAGTTACAGAAGGNACTAAGCCNGATTGAGATTTAAAGTCTAAAGTNGCACGACCATTTAAACGATTAAAATTCAAAGAAGCAGCAAAACCGCAAACAAAAGCTGCGTGGGTTAAATCGCCATAAATTGGGCAAGTACCAATAAGTTCATTTACTTGTAAATAATTACCAAAAGTAATTGTGTTATTAGCGGTTAAAACGTTGACATCTGAGTCTTGGCAAACATATAACCAACGGGGGGAAGCAGAATTACTCCATTGGGCAAATGCTTCTTTTTCTGTAAGGGAAGCTTCCCAAACAGTCATAAAGGTTGCCCAGTTTTGATTTTGAGTCAAAATATTAGCCATAAAGTCAACAGGAGTACCAGCATCTGCACCTTGGGAAGCAATAGCTCCAGTTGCTTGAGTTAAACGCAAATTAGTAGCTAAAGTACTAGTTGCAGCAAAACCAACTGTTTGAGTTGCACCAGTAGCAATAGTAGTAAATACAAAGGCCGACTGCGTTGAGTTGTATGCAACAGTAAAGCCGGGGCTAGTAAATCCGGACTGAATAATAGAAGCTGCTGAACTAAAGCTTGTTGCGGCGCTTAAATTAATGGTTCCTGAAGTCTGAACTACGCCAGCAATCGTAATTGCCAATGTACCAGTAAAGGTTTGTAGTTGACCAAGGGTTACAGAAGCCATAGAACCGCTACGCAGCCATCCTGAAATTGCCACTTCAGGGTAACGGGTCATTAAAAGACTGCCGGGCAACTGAGTGCCATTTTGATAGCCATTGAAGTAAATACTAGCAATAGTAGCTTCGTCTGAACCAGCTCCAAAATAGCTTTGAACACCAGCAGCATCAGAAAAATTTAATACTGTGCCATAAGGTGTTAGGGCATTTTGAGTAAGCACAAGACCATTTAGATCAACTGCTATGCCATTAGCCGATAAAACGGAAGGTACTACTTGAACTACTTGCGAAAAAGGAATGGTACTCATAAATTCTCCTAGGGTTTAAAGGTCTGGTCGATTGGAGCCAGTTCAATTTTTGCAGCCAACATCGATTGCTGCGTAGTTGAAAGGATTGGGTTGTATTGTAAACTCGCTACCAATTTCCATCTTTGCTCATATTGTGCTTCACCGTCAATAAGAGGTATTTGAATTGGATCGTCTGCATACAAAGGCTGAATATTTGACGGAAATAATGCCGTTGCATAATCATCCCTAAACAATGCCATAGTTTGCATAGCCCAAACTTGAGAGTCAGGACCATAAAAATCTAATTGCATTGAATATTGCGTAGGGGTAAGAATAGTTTTTCCTTGGTCGATCGACTGATAATTGTCGACATTAAAAGATAAACGATCCATACCTGTATTGTTCATGGTGATAAATCCACCTTTAGGCATTGGGACTCTATTATCCTGAGCTTGAACCACCTGAACAGTAGACGGCACAAAGCTCTGAATAAAGACTCTCATAGCCTTAAAAATATCTTGGTCATTGATGTCCAAAATAACTGACATATTATTCTTCTGTCCATTCTATAGAGACATAAAGCTCAATATCAGTAGGAATGGTGTCGCCATTCAAACTAAAGCAAAATGATTGGTTTACTCCACGCAACACGATTGGTTGAGTAACAGATGCCCCAAAAATCTCAACCCAAGGGAAAATCGGAATGCCACTACTTCCTGCGTTAGCTAGAGCGTAATGGTCGCCAAATATAAATTGACCAGCTCCTAGAGTATCAGGATTAGCTGTATAAGCCTTTACTGTCGCAGTTGGAGCAGCATTATTTGATCATATTTAACAGAAGCAGGAGTTGTAAAAGTTCCACCTGAATTTGCAACAGACTTAAAAAACAATAAAAGTCGATGACTCCAGCAGTAGACGCACTATCAGCCGTTACTTGCAGCTTTGTAATTTTAATAGTTTTGGTAGCTGAACCTGAAATAGTGAACACATCCGTTGCATTGGCAGCAGGAGTCAGGTCATAAATACCTGCCCTATATGTTGGAATGTTATTTAAAGCATTGCCAAAGGAATCTACGTCAACAATAGCTTCAGCAGCTTGACCGGGGGTTGTTCCTACGTTGATTTGCATAATTTATTCCACTTGTAAAGTTACGATGACATGACACCAATCAGACCATGTTT